CCCTCTATAGCGGTAGAAGTACTTAGGGTTGCAACAGGTAACCCCTCTTATCAAGTGAAAGCCAATGCGGGAGGAGTTTCTGCAGTTAGAGTTAAAGGCTTCCCGATAATGAAAACTGACCAGAATGCAAGAATCTGGATAAGGTGGAATAAAGAGTTTGATCAAATCTCTGCCGCTTCCACCGACTTATCTACCTTTGAGGGTAGAACCGTATTAATAGGAGCAACTGCCGAAGGTATTGGTGGAATGATTGCTTCTCCTACAGGTCCGAAGTATAACTTTATACCTGCAGCAGTTTCCCTTCAAACATTATTAGAAGGTGAAACAATACAAAGACCTTATTGGTCTAAGACCGCAGAATTATTAACGACATTATTATTAGGTCTACTTATTGTCGTTTTAGCAAGATTTGCTCCTTATTGGTTGATAGGAGTATTTTTTGTAGCTGATATAGGGGCACTCGTTTATGGCTCTATATATGCATGGCAGAATTACTTATATCTTTTAGATATAACAATGGCTTTAGCTGTTACGTTCTTAGTAGGACTAACGGCAGTGTTTGGTAGGTTCATATTAGAATTTAAAGCCAAACAATTAATTAAAAAACAATTTGAACACTACTTAGACCCAAGACAGGTTGCTATACTACAAAAGAATCCTGGTATGTTAAAACTTGGGGGAGATAGGAAAGAAATGTCATTTTTGTTTTCTGATATTGTAGGATTTACTCCAATATCAGAATACTTTAAAAACAATGATGACCCAGAAGGGTTATGTGAATTAATAAATGATTACTTGGATAGAATGACAAGAATCATAAATGATAATGGTGGTTGTGTAGACAAGTATATGGGGGACTGTATTATGGCATTTTGGAATGCGCCAGTACCTTGTGAGAACCACGCTGAAATGGCCGTAAAGAGTTCTATAGAGATTGCAATAGAAACAGATAAACTAAAAGCTGAATTGCAAGCTAGAGGACTGCCAGAAATTAAAATAGGTTCTGGAGTAAATACTGGAGATTGTATTGTAGGCAACATGGGGTCTAAAACAAGGTTTGATTACTCCTGTATAGGAGATGCAGTAAATTTAGCGGCAAGACTAGAGGCACAGACTAGACAATATTCTAATTGTACTACTCTTTATTCCTCTTACACTATGGAGCAGTTGCCAGATAATATGAAGTCAGTAGAGATTGATAAAGTTAAGGTAAAGGGTAAGGAAGAACTCGTTACTGTGTATTCGCCAACAGATTGATATGAAGTTTTTAGAACATCTTATTTATTTCTCCCTTGCACTTGCATTATACATATGGCTAGGAACAGTATTATAACGGAGTAATAAGATTGACATGGAGTTTTTAGAAAAATTTGTAATCTTTTGTTTAGCACTAGCACTAGTTGGAATATACATATGGTTGGAGATGGTACTATAATATGGGAGATTATTTAACTTTAATTAAAGATGTGGGGTTTCCTATAGTTGGAGCCGGAGGAGCTGGATATTTTGTATATCTAACACTTAATTTCATATTAGATGGTGTATTAGATGATATAAAGCTTCAACGACAATTTGCTCAAGCTCTTGACAATAGAGTGAAGACTATGAATAGTGAATTAATACGAATTGATGTAAAGATGTGTCAGGCATTCGGTATAAGACCTGATACAGATCGAATCGCGAGAGCAGATGGTAAGACTGATGCGAGGAGAGATTAATGGTTGTAGAGAATAGTATGACAATCGGTAGTATAATAAGTCAATATGGGTTTCCTATTATTGCGGCTTTTGCAATGGGTTACTTTATATACTTTATATGGACATGGGTATCTTCAAAAGTAGACCCTGTTATTGGTGAGTCACATATGACACTTATAGCACTTATTGATAGAGTAAGAATGTTGGATAATGACTTAATTAGGTTAAATGCTAAATTAGATATGATACTACAGGAGAGAGAACGAAATAATAATGAAAAATAAAATATTATTAGTCATTATAATGATTATACCTTTAGTACTGACAGTAAAAGCTAGTAACTTAACATTTGGGTTTAGCAACCCCTCTTTTAGTGGGGAAGGTTATTCCAGCCATGTACTCTCAATTGAACAACTTCAACATAATAGAACAGAAGGTGTAAAAGATGAGACAGCGGCAGCAAGTAAAGCAGCCGAAAGAGCAGCTAAGAATACTACTCTTGCTAAGTTTGTAACTAACGTTGAAAGCCGTATATTTGCAAACCTCTCTAAACAGATGGTTGACAATATGTTTGGTACTAATTGTACTGTAACGGAAGAAAATGAGTGCCCTCTTAGTGGGGAAGCAACTCTACCTGATGGCTCTACGGTTTATTGGATTAAAGATGAAACAGCAGAAACTATTACATTAACGGTTACCGATGCCTCTGGAAGCATAACTCAATTAATTGTACCAGTGGGTGACTTTAAGTTCTAATGGAATACGCTGCAGTAATTTTATTATCATGTTTGATGGGAGCTTGCTCTGTTAACCATACGACAGAAGCGATACAAGGTGAGATGCCTTTTGTACAAGGAACCCCAACTAAAACCTTGTTACAAGATATCCCCGATTTGATAAACGCACCAACAGATGGGCAGGGCAACCCAGTAAAGATTACAGTTGCTGTTTATAAGTTTCCTGATGCTACAGGGCAGAGAAAACAAGTTGGGTTATCAACAGCAGTTTCGCAAGGAGCTGATGTTTGGGTTATACAAGCATTGATGGCGGTTAGTGAGGGAGATTGGTTTACAGTTGTCGAAAGAGCGAGTTTAGATAATGTAGTTAAAGAACGACAACTAATTAGAAATACAAGAGAACTATATGACGGTTCTAAATTAAAAGATTCCCTAGAGCCAATGTTGTTTGCTGGGCTACTACTAGAAGGGGGTATTGTTGGATACGATACTAATACGACTTCCGGGGGTGCTGGTGCTAGATACTTTGGTTTGGGTTCACATGAAGAATATAGAACAGACCAAGTAACAGTATCTTTAAGACTTGTTGCTGTACAGACGGGAGAGATTTTACTAACCGTATCTTCGACTAAAACAATCGCAAGTACTAGTAACGGAGCAGACGTATTTAGATTTCTAGATTTAGGTACAAGAGCTTTAGAAATAGAATCAGGTAACGCAGCCAATGAACCGGTGAATTATGCGATTCGTACTGCGATTGAATATGCAGTTTTACAAATGGTACATGAAGGTAAAAATTTAGGGCTATGGAATTGGAAAGAACCAGCAACTACAGAGGAAGTTGCTAATAATGAAATAAATATGTTAAATTAGTAGATAATTGGATAGGGTATCCAATTACTAAAAACAAGGAGAATAAAAATGGGAGAGTAACGTGAAATTTATAACTTTCTTTATCATGTTAATGATGAGCTTGTCTTCTATGGCAACAAATAAGATTTATGTAACCCAGGCAGGTGCTTCACTTGTTTTTGATGTGTTACAAGACGGAGCGGGTAACTTAGTAGGTAATAGTACTACCGCTTCAACTGCTGATGGTTCAGCAACAAACTTTAATATAGACCAAGTAGGAGACAGTAACGTATTAACCTTCGATATACATGGTGATAGCTTCACAGGTACTTTTTCCACTACAGGTAATAGCAACAATGTAGACTTTAATTGTGATAGCGGTGATAGCACCTCAGGGTGTGATAGTGTTACGGCTACAATTACTCTTGTGGGTAACTCAAGTGATATTGACATTGATATAGGAGATACTACTTCCAAATCGGGTGATTCTTCTACTGTTACTATAACAGGTGCTTCTGGTACAGATAGCACAGTTGTTAGTGCCGCAATTGACGGTGTTAGTACTTTAGTAACAATAGTTGTTGATGGAGACACGAATAACTACTTACTTGATATTGATGATGATGGTGACGTAAATGGACATACGTGGATAAGTAACCAAACAGGTATTACCGCAGATGTCGACTTAGTTCAATCAGGTAGTTATGATAACTATGTTTCATATACTTCTGTTGGTGATTCTCAAAATATAGATATAAACCAAACAGCGGGCGGCACTGTTACTATGACGTCTTCTGGAAGTACTTCTGCTGCAGTTAAGACTATTAATATAAACCAGACTGCTCATGCAACCGCAACATTGGAGTTAGATGGAGCTGGAGGAACTTACGATATAGACCAAACTGCGGTTGCTACTATAGATTTAGACCAAACCGGCGCCAGTGCAGATTTTGTTATAAACCAAAGTTTAGCGGGATCGGTAGTAGATATGACAACTAATGGTGCAAGCGCAAATGTGGACATTATTCAAAGGCCTTAGTTTATTACTACTTAGTACTTCCGCCATAGCAAGTATTGGCTCAGTAACAAACTTTAGTGGTAGTGCTGCGATAGAACGTGATGAAGGGTTTGAAGTTCACGAAGTAAAGAAAGACCTTGGCGTAGAAATGTTAGATGTTGTTGCTACAGCTAAAGGCAAGGTACAAATAGATTTCATTGATGAAACTAGAGTTGATGTAACAGAGCATAGCCGTTTAGTAATTGACGATTTTGTATATGACCCAGCTTCTCAAGAGGGTTCTTTATCTTTAAAAGCTAGTTTGGGTACTATAAGATATGCAAGCGGACAAATAGCGAAGACTAGTCGTCAGAATGTAAAGATTACTACTCCTAGTGCTGTAATTGGTGTCCGTGGTACAGACTTTACAATGACAGTAGATGAAATTGGGGGTTCTACTATTATTCTTTTACCTTCTTGTGATACAAATGGTAATTGCTTTGTAGGAGAAATTTCGGTTGAGTCTGATGTTGGCATGGTTATTATGAATCAAGCGTTTCAGGCTACTACTGTATCTACAAGTGCGAGTAGACCTTTAAAGCCTGTTGTTTTAGACTTAGAAGAAAATTTAATTAATAATTTAATGATTCTATCTAAGCCAAAAGGAATTGTTGAGGCGGAGAGGTCGGAAGAACTAAATAAAGTTGCTACTGCATTAGATATAGATTTTTTAAAGTTTGATGATTTAAACATAGATTTCTTAGCAGAAGAAGAGGATACTTGGAAAACTGCTCTAGATACTGATTTTTTAGACCAAAACTTTTTAGGTAACATTTTAGACCAATTAAACTTACAATTAGCACTACAAATGAGAAGTGAGTTTGAGAAGCAGAAGAAGATAGGAGACTTAAAACTAGGTAAAGATTCAGAAACAGGAATAACTTTACTAGATGAAGACCCAGAGTGGTACTGGCATAGAGAAGCCGCAAGTGGTAGCGTTATAGAATTTAGACTTGAAAAAGCAAACAGTTATATAATGAATATCCAACAAGGAGATTTCGAGTTAATCGATTTTGAGTTAGGAGGCACAGAAAGTGAAATCACTATTATTCAAAGTCAGTAGTATTTTATTATGCCTTAATGTGTATGCAGGTAACGAGATATATATTACTCAAGTTGGTACAAGTAATGATTTTACACTTGATGTGTTACAAGAGGGAGACGATAACGAAATTCGTTTATCCGTTTCTCATGATGATAATACCCTTGAATTTGACCAGGTGGGAGATAATAACACTATAAGTTGGGTGTCGTACTGGGGTTCCGGCTTAAGCTGGGGCGGCGACTTAGATGGTTCAGGTAATACTTTAAAGTTTGAACAATTTAATACTACTGGTACAGATGAAAACAAAATAGGGTTTCATATACCAACTAACGATAATACTGTACATGTTTGTCAGGGTAAAACATTTGATAACTCAGCGGATACAACTTGTGAATCAACAACATCATCTGAATATGGTGGGCATACAATTAATATAGACCTTCATTCTGGAAATACAGATTTAAAAGGCTCACAAGAAACTGGTACAGGTAACGCAGACCACTATGCTCAAGTTTATACTTATGGTGGTGATAATAATGATATTTTCTTTAAACAGTCTGGCAACGGAGATAAGTGGTTATCATTAATAGTTAGAACGGATAATGGTGAACAAGAAATTATACAAGCCGGCAATGGCGACCATACAGCAACTGTAGATTTAACAGGGTCTTATACAACAGATTTATCCTTGACACAAAATAGTGGCTCAGATAAAACATATACATTAACTAATAATTGTCAGACATCTTCTGGGTGCGACATTACAGTAACACAGGAATAGGAGAAAGAATGTTTGAAGATACTTTATGGATTTATACCGGTATAGCAGGGGCAATATTAGGAGCCGCTGTCTTATTTTATATTAGAGATACTAGGATAGGACTTTGGGGATACTCTAAATTCGATGGATTAGTAGATTATTTAAGAGATAGATACGGATGGACTTGGTTAAACCAAGACCCCAATGCTTGGAAAAAGGTAAATCCTAAAATTGCAAAGAAGATTGAAGAAGTAGAGCAAAGGATTAAAATACTAGAGGAGAAACTATAATGAGAAATAAAAAACTAAATATAGTTGACGATACACTTAAAAAAGTCAATAAGAACAAAGGTATGATATCACACATAGGACTAATTGCGTTCAGTTTAATAGCTATCAACGCAACAGCCTTAGTTGGTATAGTAGCTTGGGGGACACTAGCATATGGTATTTATGCAGCTTATAAGGAGTGGGGAGATACATAATGAGGATAAGAGATTTAAACTTAAAAGGACGAAGCTTATTATTTGCGAAATTAGCAGCTGATTCCTACGCAAAAGAATCGATAGTTAAAGAGCTTGGGCAGATCCTAGGGTTCACAAGTGTCAAATTTTATAACTTAAAAGGAGCACAGGCTTATAGATTTGAAAACGAAACAGATATTGTTATAGCTTGTAGAGGCACGCAACCTGATCAGTTTAATGACTTATCGGCAGATTTAAAAGCCTTCCCCGTAAAGGCAGAAACTTGCTCTAGGGTACATAGAGGATTTAAAGCTGAGGTAGATGAATTATGGCCTGAGGTAAGTAACGACCTACAACATGTACATAAAGAGTTGTGGTTCTGTGGTCATAGTTTAGGAGCTGCAATGGCTACTATAATGGCTTCTCGTTGCTACCTTGATTGGGGGTTCCCAGACCCACAGGAGTTATACACCTACGGTTCCCCTCGAGTTGGTTGGCCTGGGTATGTTGACTCATTAAAAGTAAAACATATTCGTTGGCAAAACAACAATGATATAGTAACTCGAGTACCTCTAAGAATAATGAATTATAAACACCATGGAAAACTACACTACATTACTAGTAAGGGGAAAATATCTATCACTAAGATGTCTTTCTGGCCTAAATTTAAAGATAGATTTCATGGACTATGGTTAGGAATAACAAAGGGGCAGATGGATAGTTTTTCAGACCATGCTATGTCCGATTATATAGAACACTTAACCAGATGGAATAAACCATATTAACGAAAAATAAACGTAAAAGAATGTTGTAAGGCACTGTTTCCTAAAGATATAAGGAGAAATCAAAATGGAAATAGGCTATGCCTTAAATACGTTGTATTTTCTAGTATCTGCAGTCTTAGTGATGTGGATGGCAGCTGGATTTACAATGTTAGAAGCAGGATCAGTTCGTTCAAAGAACGTAACTGAAATCCTCATAAAAAATGTTGCACTGTATAGTGTGGCATCAATAACCTTCTTGTTAGTAGGTTACGAATTAATGTACGGAGGGTGGAATGCCCCAGAAGACCACGCATTGATGAGTGACTTTTTCTTTCAAGTTGTGTTTGTCGCAACAGCAATGTCAATAGTTTCAGGCGCTGTTGCTGAAAGAAAGAAACTGTGGTCATTCCTGGCCTTTGCTGCAATTTTCACAGCAGTAATTTACCCAATCCAAGGTTCTTGGAGTTGGGGCGGGGGTTGGCTAAGTGAACTAGGATTCTTCGATTTCGCAGGATCTGGTATTGTTCACATGGCAGGAGCTGCCGCAGCTTTAGCAGCTGTACTACTCATAGGCCCAAGGAAAGGTAAGTACGATGAAAAAGGCAACCCGGTTGCTATTCATGGTTCCAGTTCAACACAAGTTGCACTAGGAACACTTATTCTTTGGATGGGTTGGTTTGGATTTAATGGTGGTTCACAGTTAAGTATTTTAGGTTTGGATAATGCTAACGCAGTATCTCAAATATTCGTAAATACAAACACTGCAGCCGCTGCAGGATTATTAAGTGCAATGGTGTACTCTAAACTTTGGTTAAAGAAGACCATTTTGAATGTTACTCTTAACGGTGCATTAGCGGGGTTAGTTGTTATTACAGCCGACCCATTAACACCAAGTCCTGAAGTTGCCATATTGTATGGTGCTTTAGGTGGATTGATTATTCCAGTTTCTATGTCTTTATTAGAAAAATGGGGTATTGATGATCCAGTTGGTGCAATCTCCGTTCATGGTGTCGCAGGTATTATAGGCTTATTATTAGTGCCAATTTTAAATACCGATGCTACACTTTATGGACAGTTGATTGGAACAGGAGCAATCTTCGGATTTGTATTCTTGTTATCGCTATTTGTATGGCAGATTCTTAAACTAACGATTGGTTTAAGAGTAGGAGAAGAAGAGGAACTTGCAGGTTCAGATATGTGGGAGACAGGGTCTCTAGCGTATCCAGAATTTATGACAAGTAAATAACATAATAAAGAGTGCCTTACAACATTTTAATTAACAGGCGAGACCCGCAGGACAAAATAGAGGAGAAAAATATGAACCCAAATGACTTCGGAATACAAATAGCAGATTTAATAACCCCTTTTATAACAATGATGGTGGGAATTATTGTTGCTTTATGGGTGAAGGATTTTGCGGTAAAAGTAGCTGCTGGGTTAAGTTTTAAATACTTTGGGCCTTTCAAAGAAGGAGACCTTGTGCAGTTGGATGGTAAGAAAGCTATGGTTATCAAAATAGGTTTAATGATGACGGTATTCGGACATAAAGACACTGAGCAGGGTTATATTTGGAGGTATGTGCCTAATAATAAAATATCGGGGTTAAAGCTGGGAAAAGCAGTTTCAAACCATAGAAAGGAACCAAACCCCTAAACAGTACTAAATTAACTACCTAAGAAATATGCCACTTGACTTTTTGTTAAAGTCTGGTATAATTTTAAATTGTCAAGATGACAAAAGTTGAGATAGGAGATATTTTATGGTAGAAAAAGTAACAGGCTGGATAAACTCCGCTACACAAGCGGGCGTGGCATTAATTGCTTTAACAATTGTTTTACAAGTAATCTTCGGGAACACAGTCCCGTTCCTAGGTGGAGACGTTGTTGGTGCTATCACTAGCATTATTCACGGACTAGGAGACGCAGGTTTAGTAGGCTTATTGTCAGCAGCAATAGTGTATAAATTATTCACTAGCGATTAACTAAGTTTAAGGTCATTATTGAAAAGCCTTACTACTTAGTAGGGCTTTTTTATTGTTTGTAATATAGGAAAATAATAATGTTAGAAGTAAGTAGAGATAATATAGGAACAGAAGCACTTAAGGAATACACTAAAGAAAGCAGGTTTATAAAACTTCCTATACTTCAGTATTTAGACCTACTAGGGGTTAACCCTATAAGGTCTCAAATTGCATTAATAAATGCAGTCAATTCTCCTGACTACAGATTCATTGTAGCAGCTTTATCCAGACGACAAGGAAAAACTTATATATCCAATATCATTGGACAACTAGTAGCGTTAGTACCAAATATTAATGTATTAATAATGAGTCCAAACTACGCTCTTTCACAAATATCCTTTGACCTACAAAGGAGTTTAATTAAGCACTTCGATTTGGAAGTAGCTAAAGATAATGCAAAAGACAAGGTAATAGAGTTAACCAATGGAAGTACTATTAGAATGGGATCAGTTAATCAAGTCGATAGCACCGTTGGTAGGAGTTATGATCTTATTATATTTGATGAAGCGGCACTAGGAGATAGCGGTAAAGACGCTTTCAATGTTGCACTTCGTCCTACTTTAGACAAGCCCCAAAGCAAGTGTATATTTATATCCACCCCTCGTGGACGTAATAACTGGTTTTCAGAGTTTTATCAAAGGGGTTATAGTGATGAGTATGACAACTGGATATCTATCCGAGCCAGCTATCATGAAAACCCTCGCTTTAGTGAGAAAGATATTGAAGATGCTAAATCTGGCATGTCTAAAGCAGAATTTAATCAAGAGTACTTAGCTGACTTTAATACTTTTGAAGGTCAAGTATGGGACTTTAATTACGAAGAATGTGTTGCTAATTTAGAAGAGTTAGATACTTCTAAGTTTGAGATTTTTGCTGGACTTGACGTCGGTTATCGTGACCCTACCGCTTTTTGTGTGATTGGTTATGATTGGGAAGATAAAAAGTACTACGTATTAGAGGAGTACATGGAAGCAGAGAAGACGACTGAGCAGCATGCTGTAATAATGCAGGCACTAATTGATAAGTGGGATATTGATGCTATTTATATCGATTCAGCAGCGCAACAAATGAGATTTGACTTAGCGCAGGAATATGACATTTCTACTATTAACGCAACAAAAAGCGTATTAGATGGTATTGCTTCAGTAGCTACTATAGTAGATAATGATAGGTTAATAGTAGATCAAAGATGCAAGAACACGCTTTCCTCTTTAGATCAATATCAATGGAATCCTAATGTTAATTTAATAACAGAGAAACCTGTGCATAATATGGCTTCGCATATGGCAGATGCTTTAAGGTACGCTCTTTATACCTTCGTAGCATCCGAAATCACTTTTTAAGTATATTTTTATAAATGAAATTTCTTGATACAGCAAAATAATCTTATGACCAACGAAAAATTCCTCTTGACTTTTAGCTATAATTTTGATATAATTATCCAAATACAGAAAATTTGTAAGAAAAATACTTTATGAGTGAACTCAAACGTGATAAAATAAAATACATTAGAGATCGCGCTAAGAGTGCATACGTAAAGGACGAAGAATGTTACATCTGTGGCGGAGATAAAGAATTGGACTTTCACCATTTCTTTAGTGTAACAGAACTTCTTAATAAGTGGATTAAAGAAAAGAACCTCGTTGTATTGACGGCCGAAGATATGATGGGTATTAGAGATGAGTTTATTGATATACATCATAAAGAAATTTATGATGACACAGTTACTCTCTGTCATACGCATCACTTAAAACTTCACTCGATATACGGGAAGAAGCCTTCTTTAATTACTGGCCCCAAGCAGAAACGCTGGGTTAATAAAAGAAGAGAAAAAGAATATGGGAATGTTACAAAGATTGGGGCTACGTAAGTTAAACCCTTCACAACCTCGAATAGCTGACGACCAAGGACTACAAGGCTCCCAACAGTTTTCAGTACCTTTTGAGAGAGCTTTTGAAAAGTTAGAAGTTGTCAACAGAGGCATAAATATGTTAGTTGATGCTTCTTCTCAAATTAGTGTAGATGTAGGCGACAAAGAAGCTTTCCCAGGTATAGCCACTATTAGGCATAAAAAGTTATTTACCTTACTAAACAGACACCCTAATCCGTTTCAAAATGCGGATTCGTTTAGAAGGAACATCTACTTAGACCTACTACTAGATGGCAATTGTTTTATGTACTACGATGGGGCGCATTTATACCACTTACCCGCCAGTAATGTGGTGATACACCCAGACAAGAAAACATTTATTAAAGGATATGAATACGGCGACATTAAATATAAGCCCGAAGAAATAATTCATATCCAAGATAACTCCTCAAAATCTATATATAGAGGAACTTCCCGATTAATATCAGCAAAAGATTCAATTAGTTTGTTGTATAGTATGAGGGATTTCCAGGGCAACTTCTTTAAAAACGGAGCAGTCCCCGGTCTTGTACTAAAGAGTCCAAATACTCTTAGTACTAAAGTCAAAGAAAGATTGATTAATTCTTGGGCGCAGAGATACAATCCTAAAAATGGAGGTCGCAGACCTTTAGTTTTGGATGGCGGCCTAGAGATTGATAGTATGTCTGATGTTGACTTTAAAAAATTAGATTTTGAAGAATCTGTGAGTAACTTAGAGAGTACAGTGCTCAAAGTTTTAGGAATTCCACCGATATTATTAGAAGGTGGAAATAATGCAAATATTAGACCTAATCACAGATTGATGTATCAAGAAACCGTTCTGCCTTTAGTTAGAAAAGTAATTAATGGGCTAGAGCGATATTTTGGTTATGACCTTGCCGCAGTACTAGAAGACCTCTCGCCTTTACAGCCAGAGTTAGAAGATAAAGCAAAATATTACAGCACTTTAGTAAATGGGGGTATTCTTACTCCAAATGAAGCTAGAGAAGCATTAAGATTAGAGAAGATAGACGGTCATGACGACATACGCATACCAGCCAATGTGGCAGGTAGTGCAGGCAATCCTTCTGAGGGCGGAAAACCTCAGGACGAAGAGGAAGAAGAAAATAATGAATAAAAAGTTTGAAATAAACTCATTATTTAATGTTGTTGAAAAAGAAGCATCTGATGATTCTGTTTTAACAATAAAAGGTTATGCGAATACTGTATCCAAGGACCGAGCGGGCGATGTAATTGTCAAAGAGGCTTGGGAAAAAGGGGCTATGGATGATTATCTAAAGAATCCTATTGTTCTGGCTTTTCATGACTACTCCCGTCCTGTCGGTACAACTATTAGTCACAGTGTGACGGATAGGGGCTTGGAAATTGTTGCTGAAATAAGTAAAGCTGCAGGTGAGGTGTACAACCTAATTAAAGATGGTGTTTTAAAAACATTCAGTGTAGGCTTTAGCATTAAAGATGCAGACTACGACAGGGGAGAGGATACTTTCTTCATTAAAGATTTATCTTTATATGAAATAAGTGTGGTTTCTGTTCCCGCAAATCAAGATTCTACATTTTCTCTAGCGAAATCATTTGATAGCGAGGAAGCCTATAAAGCTTTCAAACAATCTTATGCTCCAAAGGTTCAAGAACCTAAGGAAGTTAAAGAAGAAGTAGAAGTTAATAAAATAATTGAGAAGACACCTTCTCAGGATAATATTCTTAAGGACATAGACATGACACAAGAAGAAATACAAGAGGCTATGGAGCAAACAGCTCAAAAAGCTGTTGACACATATAAGGCTGAAGTCGCTGAGAAGGAACAAACTCTTAAAGCTGAAGCTGAATTAAATAGCCTAAAAGTGGGTAAAACCCAAGCAGATAAAGTCGCAGAGGCTTTAGAAGCAAAGATTAAGGACAATGACGATAACTATTCGAAAGCAATAGAAGAAATGTCAGCTGAACTTAAAAACGCAAAAGAAGAGTTAGCCGCAAGAGCTAATTCAAAGATGCAGTTTTCTGAAGCAGGTTCGAATGAGCCTACAGCAGATGAACTTAATGCTGCGTACATTACATCAAAAATTACTGGTAAGAGTGTTGACCAATTAGACTTCGGTAAGAAA